GTCCCAACATCGAGTGGGCTGTGCTGCGGACATCCGTGTTCCCGGAATGACGCCTGACCAAGTTGTACGTACAATAATTGCAGCCCAGCTACCGTTCGACCAGATCATCCGTGAGTTCGATGCGTGGACTCATATCAGCGTGCCCAACACCATGGCGCTAAAACCTCGCCGCCAAGCACTTATCATTGACAAGGCAGGCACTCGCGCATTTGCCTAATACATGGGAAAATGAGCCATGCTGAAAAAACTCACCCTCAAGTCCGGTGTCAACCGGGAGAACACGCGGTACACCAACGAAAACGGTTGGTACGAGTCCGACAAAGTTCGATTTCGCCAAGGTACCCCTGAAAAAATAGGTGGTTGGCAACGTATTTCCGCAAATACGTTTTTGGGTGTTTGCCGCTCTTTATGGAATTGGGTGACGTTACTACCTGAAAACCTAATGGGGGTAGGTACCAACGTAAAGTTCTACATTGAAAACAGTGGAACCTATTTTGACATAACCCCAATTGCATCAAACTACACTTTAAGTAACCCATTTACTACAAATGGTACGACTACAGTTCTTGTAACTGACCCTAATGGGGGGTTTACTAACTTTGGGTATGTTATTTTCTATGGTAGTTCTGCTGTGGGCGGGCAAGTTATTGTTGGGGAGTACCGGTTAACCTATGTATCCAGCACAACTTACAACATTACGATAACTGGAATAGCTACTGCAGCAACTGGCGGTGGAACTGTTTACGCAAGTTACGAGGTGGCTCCGGGGCCTGAGAACGCGGTACCACTAAACGGTTGGGGTGCTGGTGGTTGGGGTACGGGCCTATGGGGGGTTGGAACACGTACCGCAGAATCAATCCGTATCTGGAACCAGAATAACTTTGGACAAGACTTACTGTACGGCCCGCGTGGGGGCCCCTTGTATTACTGGAATGCCAGTATTGGGTATCAACCAACAACTGCAACTATAACAATCGCAACCCCTGCAGTAGTAACAGTTTCGGGTAACTTAACAGACAAGACGGCTATAACTTTCTCAACTACCGGAGCCCTGCCTACAGGACTTTTGCCGGGGGTAACTTACTATACACGCTACGTATCTTCGACTACGTTTAACCTATCGCTTACTCCAACCGGTGCTTTAATTAACACTACTGGAAGTCAATCTGGGGTACAAAGTATATCCCCACGGGGGGTTTTATTAAGTTCGTTATCGGGAGCAAGTAGCGTACCGTTGACTCAAAATTACTTTCTTATATCAGATACCAGCCGCTTTGTAATTTGTTTTGGTACTAATGATGCGGCTAGCACAGTATTTAACCCTATGCTGGTTAGGTGGTCTGACCAAGAAAGTGCTGTTGAGTGGTATCCATCGGCCACAAACCAAGCGGGTAGCCTACAGTTGTCGCATGGGTCTAAGATCGTAACCGCGCTGCAAAGCCGTAAAGAAATTTTAATTTGGACAGACTCTACTCTGTACTCCCTGCAGTACTTGGGCGCACCTATTGTGTGGGGGTCTACTTTGTTAGGCGACAACGTGTCTATTGCGGGGCCTAATGCCGCAGCTATAGCGTCTGACGTGGTGTACTGGATGGGCGTAGATAAGTTCTATAAGTATGATGGTCGAGTACAAACGTTGCGGTGTGACCTATTACGGTATATATACAACGATATCAACTTGCAGCAAGTGGATCAAATTTTTGCCAGCACCAATGAAGGTTTTAACGAAGTTTGGTTTTTTTACTGCTCAAAAAATTCAGCCCTGATCGATAGTTATGTGGTGTACAACTACACAGAAGATAAAAACAACGGTGTTTGGTACTACGGGTCTTTAGCACGTACCGCATGGATTGATACAGGGCTTCGCAGTAACCCCATAGCTGCTACTTACGCTAACAACCTTGTGTACCATGAGTTTGGCATAGATGATGGCACCTACTACCCAGCAACTGGCATCTCTTCCTTTATCACTAGTGCGCAGTTTGACCTTGACGACGGCAACAACATGTCGTTTGTCTGGCGTATGCTTCCTGACTTAACCTTCCGGGGGTCTACAGATGGCACTGTTCCTAGTGTGACCATGCAGCTGCTGCCGCTTAAAAACTCCGGCTCTGGGTACAACTCACCCAAGTCAGTAGGCGGTGTTACCTCTGACGCACAAGAATCGGTAACTGCGACTCAAACGTACCCAATTGACCTTGACACGTACAATGGTCAGATTAACATTCGCGTAAGGGCCCGCCAGATGGCTATAAAGATTGCATCAACTCAGCTAGGAACTCAATGGCAACTAGGTAGCCCACGCATAGATTTGCGCACAGACGGCAGAAGGTAAGCTATGTCCCAAGTAAACGTAACAGCGCCACGACTACAAAACGCTACACAAGAGTACGATGCGAGTGCCATGGATCAGTTCTTTGGTATTTTACGAAGGTACTTTACTCAACTGGACAATCGAGGCCCCATAGCCGCAGCATCGCAGTTCAATGGTAGTGCAATTATTGCGGGGCTAAGTTTTGCCCCCAACCAAGGGTCCACAACTCCTAGCTTACCCACTCAAGCTGATCTGGCCAACCTGCGCGTCGGCGACATCTACTATGACACCACAGCGGGCAATGTGCTGAAAGTGAAAGTGTAGTATGCCAGAATTAAAAGATACCAACCAAGTAGTTACGCAGCCTACGCAGCCTTTGATGCGCGTACCTGACGTTAAAAAGCCAATAGTTGATCCCAGTAAACTTGATTTTGCGTACAGATCGTACATAGGTAGCCCTGATAATCAAGGCAATACTTACACATTAAATTTTACTTATAACGGACAGCCATATACTTTTGTACCAAAAAGTGTAATGGACAAAGGAGTTTCCGCAGCTGGAAATACCACTATTTTTGAGAATTTTCTTAACAAAGATTATGTAAATAATTTTTTAGCTACGTCAACTCCTGTAGACTTATCAAATGTATCGTGGTATGGCGACTACCTTAAAAACGATGTAGGGGCATCTTCTTCCGGATACTTACTTTCCGGGAATGTAGATTTAGGCTCAAACAAAGTTTTTCAGGGCGTAAATATTTCTGGGCTAGAAGATAGACAGGGGCAGTTAGTATATCGCGTAGTTAATCCAGCGCATACAGAGAGCTATATCTCTAAAGATAACCCATCAGTAGTACAACAAATAGATGTCCAACGAAACAGCGGAAACGGATTTCTTAACCATTTGGTAGGCGCAATATCTGGAGGGCTTGCTGATTTAGATTCAAGCCTTGGGCTGTCCAAATCTGCGCCCGTAATTGTAGGTGCCGCAGCTGCATATTTTTTACCCGGCGTCGGGCAAGCGCTTGGGCAATCTTTGGTAAGCTCAGGAATTATTACTGGGGCAGCTGTCCCCTATGCCACAACTATTGGTACTGCCTTAGCTCAAACAGGTGTTAGCGTAGCCCAAGGAAAGCCCTTAGACCAAGCGCTTGGAGATGCAATTATTTCTGGGGGAATGGGAGAACTAACCAAAGCCTATGGCGCAGATGTTAAAAAAGCCATATCTGAAATAACAAGCAATCCTATTGCTCAAAACGCCATATTTAAAGCGGGTACAGATGTTGTAACCGCAGTTGCACAAGGTAAAACTGGCGATCAAATACTGAAAGGAATTGCCAATTCTGTAATATCTAGCGTAACTTCTGATGCTGCAAATTACCTTGTTAATAATATTCCTGGCATAGATAGCCTGTCTGCTAATCAACGAAAAGTAGTTACCTCAGGTGTAGCTGCATCATTAGCTGGGGGCGACGGCACCAAAGCTATGGTTAACACTGCGTTAACTCTGGGGACTAACGCGGTATTAGATACGGTAACAGGTAAGACTAAAACTTCTACCCCCGCAACAACTACTGCCGCAGAGGCAAAAGCCATATTTAAAGATCAGTTAGGGCGCACGCCTACGGCAGATGAACTAAAGGCTCTAGAGCCCTACATAGGTAAATCGGAAGCAGCGTATCAAGCTGCCGCTCAAATTTATGATCTTGAGCATACTGATGTTACTGAAGCTAAAGACTTGCTCCATGAGCAACTAGGGCGCACACCTACGGCAGATGAACTAAAGGCTTTAGAGCCCTACATAGGCAAGTCAGAATTAAACTTTACGGCAGCTGCCAAAACCTATGATGACGCGCATGCAGAGCATGACGAAATTAGAGATATATGGAAGGCGGTATACGGAAGAGCCCCGAGCAGTAAAGAAATTGCAGACTACTTAGGCAAACCCGAAGCAGAAGTTAAAACTACGCTCACTAACAATAAAACTGCTACCGCAGCGGGTTTCCCGGACTATGCTACCTACCAGCAATTTGGTGGGAACCCGAAAGCGTATGACGCTGCAGTTACTGACGCTATTGAGGCTAAGGACTTCCTCAAACTCCAACTAGGCCACTCGCCTTCAACCGCTGAATTAAAAGCGCTAGAGCCCTACATAGGCCTACCTGAATCAGTGTTCCAAACTGCTGCCAAAAATTACGATCTTGCAGATACAACTAAAGCCGAAGCTGAAGATATATACAGATCGGTATATGGTAAAAATCCAAGCAATGCTCAAATTGCAGATTACTTAGGCAAACCCGAAGCGGAAGTCACAACTGCGTTTACCAATAACCTCACTGCCACCAAAGCAGGTTTCCCGGACTATGCCACCTATCAAAAGTATGGTGGGGACCCAAAAGCGTATGACGCTGCGGCTACTGATGTTGATGAAGCTAAAGCTATATGGAAATCGGTATACGGAAAAGCCCCAAGCAATAAAGAAATTGCAGACTACTTAGGCAAACCCGAAGCGGAAGTCACAACCGCGCTTACCAATAACCACAATCAAATAGTCGCTGCCGCTGCTGGCTTTTCAGATTATGCCACCTATCAGAAGTACGGGGGGGATAAAGTTAAGTACGGGGTAGATCAACTAGACACCACAGAAAAGCAGTTCTATAACGCATTGCTTACAAGCTTTGGTATGGACCCCGCCACCGCGCTTAAATCTGCGGAGGCTATGCCTGCAAACTTTTCCGTAGATCATCTTGATGATGTAGCTAGATTTTCTCCAGCAAATGCAAAAATAATATCAGATGCCTCAGCTACATTATCTAAGTCGAAGATGACCAAATCAGACTTTGATAAATTTGAAACTATTTACAACAAGGCCGTAAACTCAGAGATAGCCTTGGGAGACAAAGGTGCTTTAAGAAATAATGGGGATGGAACCTACACTCATACAACGGGTGGCGGAGAAGTGTATTATAAAAATTCCGCTGGTAAATGGGACTCTTGGATGCCCGGAGAACCCCTACCTTCCGAATTAAAAGGAAAAACAGGTACGGGTACGGGTACGGGTACGGGTACGGGTACGGGCGGCGCAGCCACTGCTGGCGGGGGGGCTGCTGGCGGCGGTAATGACTACGGTGCTGGAACTAAAAGCACAGAACCAGATGTAAAAACCGACTCTAACACTGTTGTATTTAACTTTGCCAAACTTGCAGATACCCAAAAGCAAGGAGTAACCGATATATTGGCAAATTTTAGTCCTACTTCTGGCCGTTCATTTGGGGAATCTGGAGAGCCATCTTGGGGGCTAATAAACGTAATTGGTGAAAGTTCAAAGGGTGCACCTATTTTTTCTGATGGTCATACTGCATTTAGTTTAATCACTGTAGGTGATGCAACTGTACCTGTTAAACCTAATGACGCCGATAAATTTAAACTGCCCGAAGGTATAGTTTGGGCTCCAATAATTCCATCTACCGCCAATGACGCTGTAGTAGCTACAAAAGCCGCAGTTAAACAAGCCGCGACCGAAAAAGCAGCAGCAGACAAAAAAGCGGCTGATGCCAAAGCTGCTGCTGATAAGGCCGCAACCGAAAAAGCCGCAGCAGACAAAAAAGCAGCTGATAAAGCGGCTGCTGATAAAGCTGCGGCAGACAAAAAAGCGGCTGCTGATAAAGCCGCAGCAGACAAGGCCGCAGCTGATAAGGCCGCAGCAGACAAAAAAGCAGCTGATAAAGCGGCTGCTGATAAAGCCGCAGCAGACAAGGCCGCAGCTGATAAGGCCGCAGCTAAACAAGCGGCAGATGAAAAAGCCCTTAAAGATGCGCAAGCAGCCCATGATGCACAAGTAGCTAAAGACGCAAAAGCCGCAGCAGATCGTGACGCTGCAAATAGTAAAAAAATAGCTGATGCTAAAACCGCAAAAGACTTAGCTGATGCCAAAAAAGCTGTTGATGACCACAACAAACAAGTAGCTAAAGACGCACAAGCCGCACGTGATCGCCAAGATGCAATTGATAAACAAGCAGCTAAAGCCGCAGCAGACAAAAAAGCAGCTGATAAAGCGGCTGCTGATAAGGCTGCAGCTGATAAAGCGGCTGCTGATAAAGCCGCAGCAGACAAAAAAGCGGCTGCTGATAAGGCTGCAGCTGATAAAGCGGCTGCTGATAAAGCCGCAGCAGACAAAAAAGCAGCTGATAAAGCTGCAGCTGATAAGGCCGCAGCAGACAAAAAAGCGGCTGATAAAGCGGCTGCTGATAAGGCCATAGCAGACAAAAAAGCAGCTGATAAAGCGGCTGCTGATAAGGCCGCAGCTGATAAGGCCGCAACCGAAAAAGCCGCAGCAGACAAAAAAGCAGCTGATAAAGCGGCTGCTGAACAAGCCATTAAAGATGCGCAAGCAGCCCATGATGCGCAAGTAGCTAAAGATGCACAAGCTGCAGCAGATCGTGACGCTGC